ACTCTTCTGCTAGCAAATTTAAAATAAATGAATAGCTGATATTTTGACTAGGTGCAGTTCCGCTATGAACGACTGTCATATCTGAGTGATTTCCAGTAACGGTTCCTCCGCCATTTGGAGCGACGTGGGCATACGAAGTCACGGTATGAGCGCCGTGTAGCCCAAGAGAAGTAAGGGACATAGCGCTATTAGGTACGTTTGTCCCATTTTTCTTTAGCCAAATAGATAGGTTACTAAATCCTAAAGTGTCTTTTTTAACAACAGCAGACAAATTAATTAAATAATCTCCCTCTTCTTCTACATAGAATTTGTTGTTTTCTAAGTTTATTTTGTTTGAAGTTTCTTTCGCCCACCCAGTCACTTTGGTAGCGCTAGTGCCCACGTTTTGATCGGAAGTGGTTAAAAAAGTTCCGTAGGGGTATTTGTTTTGTGAAATAGCTCCGCCAATTGGCCACGCCCAATTAGTAACAGATTGACCTAAAACTTGCGGGACTATAAGGCTAACTCTTCCCAGTTTTTCTGGGTCAGCTGCGTCAGCCACAATAGCTCTGTAAACTCCATAAAACTTAGTATCAGAGGACACCCTGACTCCTTAGCTTATTAACTACAATTTGCGGTCTAGTTTTTTTAACAGTTACTTTTCCTAGGTTACCTGATGGGCTAACCCATTTTTTAGCAATAATTACTTGATTTGCTGTCAACGGTTTAGTTCTATTTTTAATATTACCAAAACCTACTTGAGCGTTTTTACTCTTAGCAATTGATCCTTTTTTTAAATTAGTTTTTGGTTTTACATTTGTTTGACGAACATTAGGAATAATTGTTCGCTTTGGCCTTGAGTTTGGAACTTTATCCCCTGAGACTGACGCCCCTAAAGAATCAGTTCCTAAAGTTAAAGTTGTGGTGTAAACAAATTGGGTATACCCCGTAGAAGTTAGTTTGTGGTGGGCTTCTAAAATAATCCAAAACCCAGAGTAATCACTGCCAACCCCGTCAACATATACCGCTGCGTCAGGGTGAAGCCCTGGATCTCCAAGCGCTTCCGCAGTTGCTCTGTAAGGAAAACCATTACGTTCATCAGCAGATTTAGATTCGCTTTTAGCAACAGCGTAATCGTTTGCCACAGTTATTGTAGAAAAACGATCAAAGAACTCAGGTTCAGACTTGATTCTTGTTGTTTTAGGTCTTTTTTGGTTTGTTACTTGAATAAGTTTTCCAGTAAATGCGTCTACTCCAGAGATGGCTGTTGCAGATTTGTATTCCCCGTCGTGCTCTAGGCTTTCTCCAATTAAAGGGTCAAAAGAGTACAAAGTACTTCCTTGAGGGTCGCTTGAATCTCTTAAAACAAGAGTTTGCGCGTTCTTTCTGCCTTCGTCATACAGTTTAAGCATAGGTTGAAAATAGATTTCAGCGTTTTTAAATCTTGCAGAATAGCCACATTGTTTTGCTAATTTGTTAATCATTTCCATATCAGTTAGCCCAGCTTGGGAGATCTGAGGGTAAACTCTAGGATGAGGAGCAACTTTATACGCAAAATTGTTACGCTTTGCTATTGCAATTACAATTTCAGATGCTGTTTTTTCTTTGTAAGTTGCTTGTGAAGTTTGTTTTAAGTAGTACGACGCTCCAATAAAATGTACTTCAACATAATTTTTACCAGGGCTTATTCTTGGTGTTACGTGGTGGATGTACCCATTAAAGTTTTCTTGACTGTAGTCTCCGTGAAGAGTAAATTCCATAGGAGTTCCTGGCCTAATGTTGTTGTAAGAAGGCTCATAATCTCTAAATGTAAACACAGCAAAATCGTGTTTATATCTAGTCTGCCAAAGGTTCATATCTAAAACTTGTACCAAAGACTCCCCAGCATTAGGAAATTTTACGGAAACAAAGTTATACATTTGGAATCCTTAAAACCTTACCTGAAGGTATATTATTTGGATCTGATATTTCAGGGTTGTGGTCAAGGATTACCCACCACATGTCTGGTCTGTTGTAGTACTGCTGCGCTATTGAATCTAAACGCTCGCCCTCAACGTACGTGTGCTCTAAATAAGAAAAAGAACCTAATTCATCAAAAGAGTAAAAAACAACAGCGTTAGAGTCGGCTTCTTGCGCAACAGCAACAAAGTCAACTACAGAGTACTCGTACCTAGACCCTTGAAATATTCCCATGATTCTCCTTTAAGGGGCAACAGGTGCCGCTATACCTTCGCTTGCAATACCAGCAGATGCCATAAGGTTCATAGAAACCTGTACGTCAGTACGTATAGGCGTCATATCTTGGCTAAATGAAATGTGATTTACTGTCAAACTATTTATGTACCCCACATATGAAGCTGGACCAATGTCTACTCTAAGAAGGGTAGCCGATAAGTATCCAATGTCAGAGGTTTTTCTTCCACTAATGCTTGTCCAATTAGGTCCGTTAACCGCTTTATAGATATATTCAATATCAGCAAGCGTACCAAGTTCCATTAATTCTTTAATTTTTGTTCCCATTTTTTCACCCTCAACCAAAGAAAACCCACTTGAATAAAAGTCAGCCATTTGTTCAAATACAGGGCTATCGGCTGCGGAAGAAAACAAAGTTAAAGACTTTGCATAATTTTTCTTTAAAAGATTTCTAAGGCAAGCAAAGTCGTTTGTTCTATCTATTCGGATAGTAAAAGAGATAGTTTCACCGCTTGGGAATGCTCCAGCAACACCAACAAATCGATCAGCTGGGGTAGGAGTAATTTCAGTATTTAAAGCTACAGATGTAGAAAAAGTCTCTGGGTTCCACATAAATTGAAAACCGTATTTTCTTTTGTTTCCTACGTCCTGCTCTTTAGCCGTACCGTCACCAGTGTTGTAAGTGTTTTTGGTATTGGCGTACCACCATATACGTCCCCTGCGATATCTCTCGTCTACAACACCCAAACCATTATTGTTTGGATCCGTGTAAAGATCTGGGTGCATTTGTTTAGGGGTTACCGCAAGACTCCACTTGTGCGGAGGCAAATTCCATCTATATCGAAGTGGCTCAGTAGGCGGTTTATTTTTTTCTTTATCTTTTTTGGCTTTGGCTGCCGCCTTTGCTTTTTCTATCGCTGTTTTCTTTCTCTGTGCCACTAGTTTTGCAGCAAAATTTGGGTCTATTTTTTTTAATTTTTGAATTAAAAGATATTGTGTAATTTTTGCTGCTTTTGCAGCCGCAACTTTATCCGCAGCGGCTTTAGTGGCTGCCGCTCTCGTACGATCTTCACTAGTAGTAATAACTGGTAGGCCAAGGTATGACATTATTTATTTACCGCCTTTTCACGAATACTGTCGTTTGATAAAACACGCTTTACTTCTGCAGCAATTGCTTTAACATCTCCAGCAGATTTTTCTGGCATGTTAAACGTAATTGTAACTCCACCATAATTAATTGTTTGTGGTGAATCGGAACCTCGGTTAAACATTCCATTTACTGGGGCTGGGGTTAAGCCTTCGCCTCCCATAGGTTGCATAATAAGATCGCCTGCGCCTCTTCTTAAAGTAAGGTTATTTCCAGAAGAAGGCGGTATGGCACCAGCAGTCAAAGAGTTGGCTTCAGCGCCAGACAAGTACGCCATAGGGTCTAGTTTGTTTGCATCTTTACGTACTTCAAAGTGTAAGTGTGGACCCGTAGATGAACCAGTGTTTCCGCTATAACCTACGATGTCACCAGCTTTGACTCTTGCTCCACCTTCAACCAACTTACGGCTTAAGTGACCAAAAAAGTTTTCAGTACCATCTGAGTTTAAAGTTTTAATGTAATTTCCAAAACCCGGTGCATCAAAATTAGTAGCATCTACAACGCCATCAGTTACGGCGTAAACAGGAGTTCCCTCAGGAACACCGAAGTCAATGCCACCGTGAGGTTTTCCATAAGAAGGGCTTCGCTGTCCGTTGTTAAATGTAAGGTGACGAACTTTACCAAACGCACTTGTTATAGGAGGTCTTCCAGATAACGGATAAATCATCCCCCTAGCGGCTGTGGCTACATCATCGCTTCCGCCACCTTCACCGTATTCTTCTCCTTCACCATAAGGATTCATTATTGAACCAGCTATTCCTACGCCAGTTCCAACAACTGCACCACCAGGACCTGCAGCAATAAAACCTGTTGCGGCTCCTTGACCTGCGTCAAAGGCTATATTTGCACTCGTTCTTACCCAGTCTGGGACATCTGCATTTTCATTTAAATATTTTTGTGCTTTTTCTAGCCCTGCGTAAGTAAGCGCGGCAAGGGCAGCGCGACCTCCTTTCATCCCAATTTTACTGCCAAAACCTTTAGCCTTACTAACGAAAGATTTAGGCCCACCTTTAAACATATTAGTTGCGCCTTTTACGCCTTTACTTCCAAAGAAACTTCCAAGGGCAGTTCCACCAAGGCTACCTAACATTCCCATAGCCCCAGATCCAGAACCGTTTCCAGAACTTGCAACTGTATCTGTAAAACCTTTAGTTGCTGCTGCGGCTCGAATTATGTCTCCAATTATTCCAGCACTTCGCGCAGCATCAGCAAGTTTGTCGCTTGCTGCAGCCAAAAGTTCGTTTGCTTTTTCAAAACCAGTAAGAACAGATGGAGCAAGCGCTTGATTAACATTTAAAGAGGCAGCATTTCTATCGCTCATACTTTCAACAGCGCCAGTAGTTGCACCAGCCTGTTTAAGGGATTCTTTTGTAAAAGATCCTCCACCAGCCTTTTGGTACAAAGCCGAAATAACACCTTGTCTAAGAACGGGGTCATTACCAAAATATTGATCCATCATAGAAGCAAGAGCGTTACCCGGCTGCAAAGACATGGACAAGTCTTCTTTAGAAATTTTAGCTGACCCAGTTTTTTGTGAGTCAATGCTTTTCCACAGGTCGTTAGCGATGTCTTCGAACCCACGCTGTAATCCGTCAGCCCCACGAACGTTAATGCCAATCATACGAAGCATATTTACGTTTTTACCCTGGTTTAATGCACCCATTGCTTGCATACCGCCAGATACGCCAACGCCGGGCATAAGGTTAGAAACCGTTGCGGCGCTTGACGCAATACTGCTAAAGTTTTTTAACCCAGGCATTAAGCCTTGGGTTGCGCCGATCATTGATGCGCGAGCGGCGTCTAAAGGATCTGTAGTTGTTCCTTGACGAGCCATTTGCATTTGAGTTGCGTTAGCGTTTTTACCACCAAAAAACCCAAAGCGAGAACGAAGTAAATCTTGCTCAAACGCTTCTTGCACTGAAGGCAGCGCCTGCATTGCTAATGCACCAGCTTGAAGTACAAACTTTAAAGCACCTAAAGCAAAGTTTTTAGGTCCCCCACCGCCCCCGCCAGTGCCGTTGTTTTCGTCAGTATTTTTAGTTCCAGTAGACGTGCCAAAACTTGAGCCTAGTAAATTACCTGAACCACTGGCTGGAAAAGCGCCTTTTAAATTTTTAGATATATCTTCAGAAAGTTTTTTAGTTTTTTCAAGTTCTTGGTTTAAAGTTTTAAAAGCAGAGGTGAGGTCAGCAACAAGCTCGGTTTTACGGCTAAAAATGCCGCCGCTACCGCCAGTACCCATCGATGATGCGGTATCTTTAGCCATGGTTACCTCCTACGCCCAGATCTTTCAATCCAATTTTTGCGTTCACGAAATGACAATGATCGGATATCCGTCAAAGTCCACCCTGTAAATGCGCGAGTTAATGCTTCAAATTGGTCCAAAAGATTTACGTAGTCCTCAGTCTTATACGCGAAACAACGATACTAAGGTCAATGGCATAGGAATATCCTCACCACATGCCTCGCAAGCCTTCTTCACCTCCCCAAGGCGTGGGCCTGGGTTACGTTCTAGAATTTGTTGAACGAGTATTTCACGGTCTTTCCAACTAAGTTTTAGTACTGAAGGAGCGCCCATAGAAGGGCTTCCATTAATAGATGCTACACACCCAGACAACAAAATTGTGTTTAATTCAGATGCTGTTTTTTCAGAGTTTTCAAGCAGTCTTCGTTGTGTAAGACCAGTCGGTAAACCAACAATTACAGTGCCCAACTTTGAGGTGTATTCCCATAGTCGATCTTCTATAGGGTCATCCAAAGTTACGATTGGAATGTCAGTATCTAAATCTAAAACAAGTGTTTGTTCTGCTGAACAACTAGGGCAAGCGCCTGAAAACTCAATGCTTTTACCAAATGTTGCTCTACGAATTCCAATAAGGATTGCGTCTCGGTCTCCTGAGAGAAGAGTACCTAGGTCTTCTTTAGACGTAGACTCCATACCAAGTGTTACAAGTCCTCGTTGTAGCATCGTGTTTAGTGCACGACCAGTGTTTCCAGAACGAGCAATTGCTTCCTCGTCCGCACCGTTTAGTTCACGTACTTCTGCGTACTTAACTAAGGCGCCTTCCCGGTTAATAAATCCTCCGGGAAGGACGACCTCAGTATCAGACGGCGCCTGAGTGATAACTTGTACCACGGGCTCGGCTGCAAATTGTTTAGCGGCTTGTGCTAAAGATTGTGGATCAGAGAGCATTTGCTCGGTCACGATTAGTTCTCCTTATTTTTTTATTACGTGGTTACTAGCGGGGCGTACGGAGTAGCTCCACTGCCCTGAGTATAGAACACAGAGAGACCTTCGTGTACAACGCCCATAGTTTCAACCATAAGGTTGTTTCCACCAGCATCAAGGTCTGAGTAGTTCAAAGTTGAAATCCAAGCATTGTGTACATGGAATCCCATCTTTGGTGTGTTTGATCCACCTTCACCAGTGGGTGTAGCAGTTGCGTTTGATGCTGCTGGGTGATCCAAGACGTAAATCTTGATATCACAACGGAAGTCGTTACTGCCTAGGGCAATTCCGTCTCCAGCTGCCGCAGCAAATAAATGCTTCATCCAGTTGATGGCTTGTTCGTTCTTGTAAATAACCCCACGGTTAAATGAGATTGGGTTGAACGTAGTCATGCCTGGTACTTGGTGAATAGTGGTGTTGTAGCCACCTTCGCGATAAGCGATGCTTGCAGTGTTAATACCAAGACCAGAGATCTGAGTAAAACCACCAGTAAAACCAGTAGTGATTTTTGAATTTACTGTTCCGCCCTGTTGTGGGGTAAGGAACTCTGCATAGAACCGAAACGAGCGAAGCGGATCGGTAGCTACGCTTGAAAAGCGATTAATTACGCTGTCTGTTGCCATTTTTTATTAGTCTCCTTTACGCCACAGTAACGGTGGTGCCACCGTCAAACTGGCCGATCTTGATGATTACAAATTCTGCTGGACGTTGTAGAGCAACACCAATTTCGATGTTTACTTGACCAGCATCAATAGATTGTTGTGGGTTTAGTTCAACGTCGCACTTTACATAAAATGCTTGGGTTGGAACTGCACCACGTAGACCACCTTGACGCCAGAAGTCTGTTAAAAGACCTTCTAGTGTTGCAGTGATGCGACGCCACAAAACTCCGTCGTTTGGCTCAAAAATTGCAAACTGGCTTAATTCTGACAAAGCCTTACGCAAGTAGATGAGTGTACGACGAACAGGAACATACTTAGAAACATATGAACCATCTAGTGTGCGTGATCCCATAACAACAATACCTGAGCCCGGCACA